GCCAAAATTGCTCGCATCTTGCACCTCAGCATTACGCGTTATCGTGCGCTCTAGCCCTACTCGATGAGCGGTAATCTCCTGCGACCGATCGAGTACGACCTTTACTACGCTCGACATTGTGCACATAACCATAAAACTACCTCGCCGCTTACGTCTCGCACATTAAAGCCGCCTAAAGTAGTTTGCCACTTAAAGCACTCGTCGCATTGTTTGGCAGCTACTACCGTGATCTCGCCGTTATCGTGGATAGTCGTAGCGAGGCCGTCCTTAATATAGGTTAGCTCGCTCATACTTGAGGCTTCCATTTTCCATCCGAGCCAAGCACGTGCCAATACGGGTTACATTGATTAGCTCTAACTCGCTCCGTGCACTTATAAGCGGCCCACGGTTTACCCGTCGCCTTAGCCGTACCCTCAGCCCACACCATCGTACCGTGCGTACATCGAGGGGCCTCAGCTAGTAACTCACCGCCGAGGCTTTTACCGATCTCTAGGATGCTACTCGCCATTGTTGCCATATCCTCGATCGAGGCCTTTGTACTCCACGGGTCCGAGTCTGCCGGTAGTGTCTCGACCTTTTCCATATCCTGCGCGGTAGGCCGTGAGTTATGCTCAAGGCTTGGCGTTAATAGCCCAATACAACGGCCATAAGCTGAGGTAATTGTGTCCTCGATAAACCATTTTTTCATATTGTTTGGATAAGTCGAGACGTTACCAAAAGCGTAATCGACGGCGCTAGGTAGATGATCCTCATACTCGCGGTACGCCTCAGCTTTAACGAGGATCGTGCCTTTAATAATATCTAGATCCTCGATGTAAGCGACCAATCTGCCGGATGGAAATTCTAACCTAAAGCGCTTAATACGTGCGTTTACGTCCTCGTAGTTATCTAAAAACCCCATTAGATTAGCTCCTTATCTTTCAGAGCTTGAGCGATAGCGCGGCCACGTACAAAGCCCTCGCCGTGCCCATGCTTAAAGCCGATCGAGTAACCGATCACCATAAACATAAAGCCCATACCGCAGGCTGCCAAACCGATCAATATATCTAAACTATTCATTACTTAGCCCTTTGTTAAGGCCGATCAAGCTACTAACCGAGTAGCCCTCTCAGCGTTTGTAGTATCAGTATGAGGGCTTTTTGTCCGAATTAAAAGCGTATAACCTTTTGGCGTGTCGCTACTTAGCTAGTCGATCCTCTAACAAAATCTCGTAGATACGGTCCACGCGCTGCTCGATACGCTCAACGCGCCCGGCTAGGTTATGGCCGCCGTTGCCGTCCGGCTTTAACTCGGCTAGATAGTACTTAACCAAATGGCGGACGAGCCCAGCTCCTAGCCCCAAAATAGTAAAACTCCCGAGAGCTATACCAACTACGAGCTGAGCTCTTTCCATTACTTAGCGCCTACGCCTAATTGCTTCTCCGACGGTTGCAACGCTTTTAGTAGTGGCCCGATTAGCCCTGCGATAAACGCGTTAGCCAATACTTTGTAGTCTGTAATTCCGGACATATACAAAGCCGCTACGGATGCGAGCGATGCTCGACCGTAGGATTTTGCTGCCGCTATTGCTTGCTCTTTCATTTGTTGCTCCTTAGTGCCCTTAAGGATTTATCTAACTATAAACCTAAACTAGCGATTAAGGCTTTAGCCTTGCTTGCCGATATCTCTACCTCAAAGTGCATATCGTCCGGCCTGCTCTTAAAGTCGCCGCCCCACTTGAGGCCGTACTTTTTAGCTAAAGCTCTTAGCATCGGGATCTTTTCAGCCGGGAAAGTGCCGGCCTTGCCGAGTGGATGCTTTGTAGCATTTAGATCGATAGCCGTACCGGATGAGTGGCACGATAATTTTGTAGGGTTGCCGCGCACCATACGATAGGCGTAGGCCCAATCGTCAAACGTGCCCTCGTCGATCGGCTCGATTAGCTCGTGAAATTCAGCCGCGAAGGCTGCGAGTAGTGGCCCCACGCTCTCAGCACATCGCAGCTTACGATCCGTACCCTTTACCGGGTAGGACTTTATTTTAATTGCTTCCGGATCTTTAGATGCCGGATAGCCATTATAACTAGTCTCCATTATGAAAGTAAGAGGCGCGCCTCATCCTCAGTAATGCCTAGTTTTTGTAATAATGCAGATTTTTCAGCGGCTTTTTGTGTTTCCTCTAATTGACGGGCTTTACTTGTCTCATCCGCTTTTTTTGCGTTTGCAATTTCAGCCGCCGTTGCATCGCGCTCTACAATTTCTCCCGTAGTGGCATTGTGCTCATGTATTTTCATTAGTTAAGCCCCCATAGTGTGTAAGAAAGTGACATAGTGCTATCAGTTTGGATGGATGTAATCGCGCTAGTCGATTTCCACGATCCGGCACCGTGCCAAACTTCACGACCAGATGAAAGGTAATCGGTGCCTGAGCCGTATGTAGTTAAAACTTTCCACATATCGGTATTTTCATAACCATCAATTTTTATAATAATTTGATTATATTGCGTGCTCGCCTTAAAGCCGGACGCATTTATCGTTACGGCCGTAGATCCTATTGCGCCGATCGTAGATAGTGTGCCATTAACATTTCGGTTTATTACATTGTCATAATTTGCACCGCTATCAGAGTTAAATTGCATATTAACATCAAAGGCCGAGGCTTTAGTAATATCGCGTAACTCTAATACGAGTGCTTTATAAGTGCCAGGGATCGATGTAATATTTAACGCCGCTGAGGTAATAGTGCCGGATGCGATAGATGTATAACCCCCTCCACCGGCAGGCGCAGCCCACTTAAGGCCGGTCGCTTCGGCTGAGTCTGCCGTTAATATTGTGCCATTAGCTCCGACGGCCAAACGCGCAAAAGTGTCCGCACCTGTCCCGGGTACTAGATCACCTTTAGCATCGATAGCCGTAGCCATTGAATTAGTAACGGTTACGGTACCGCTCGTACCTCCGCCGCTAATACCTGTACCTGCGGTAACGCCGGTAATATCGCCGGCTGCATCTGTTACCCAAACAAAATCCATATCGGTATTAGAGTTTTTGCTTAATACCTGTCCCGTAGTGCCGCCCTTAAGATCGAGCAGACTTGCATCGATGGAGTCGCCTAAGGCTTCGATCGCCGTAGCTCCATCTTTTACTAAGTCGGTCGATGTAGGTACCGGCCAATTAAAATTAGGCGTTACTGTTGCCATTATGTCAAACCTCCAAAAGCATTTTCCCAGATGAGTGTAGCGTTTACACCCGTCCAAACTAGGTTAGCCGGGCTAACCGTGTCCCATTGTGGCGCAACGAGTGAGAAATCTGTAGGGCTTAGCGTGAGTGTTATGTCCACAAATTGAGGCGTAGCCCGGATAGCAAACCCCTCTAAAAAGCCGTTAAATGATCCGTTAAACATATTGATCGGTAAATCGTTAATAACAATAGGCTCGCCAAAAAATACATCGATGAGCTTATTACGCTCGGCATCGGGTAGGTCGCCGCTATCTAGTCTAAAAGTAATCGCCTGTAGCTGCTCTCGAGGGATGGCCCGTAGTCCTAGCTCACGATCCATTACGTTATTTACATCGCTGAGGTTATGCAGGTTGCTATTTACCGCTCGCTGATAACGGCCATAGTTAGCGATGGAGTCCGCATCGAGGGCCGTAGCTTGATTATTGTAATTGTTGCCATAGTTAAATACAAGGGAGTTACGGATCTTGCCTATTTGTAGGATAGATTTAACGCTAGATGGAGTAGCGTAGTTAGCCGATAAAGTCGTATAGCCGTTAGCCGATAGGTAAGCCGTACGATGGTCGGCATCGGCATAACATACGCGCCCGGCTTTATCCTCGTAAATTTGTCCTAGTGCGCTTTGTGCAATTTGAGCGCAGAGGTTATAACTGTTAGCCGGATCGGCTGCCCTACTAATCATCTCGTATAGACCAGGCTGATCGATCTCGCCAAGTCCTACGTTTTCTGCATTAGCCCACGTAGTCGTAGGGTCGTAGTTATACCATTGTAAAGCAGGAGCGACCTCAAACCATGAGTTAATTAAAAGCTCTTGGAGTATGTCGTATATCTGAGTGCCATCCTCAGTTTTAGGCAAGGCATCCGGGAAAAGAGCTTTAGTTAATTTTGCTAACGATCCGACGGCCAAAATGCTACCGATCGTTATAAAGCCCACCTCCTCCGGAGAGCGTACCGAAATACCAAAATCTGATACCGCGCCGCCAAATACCGGGACATATGTACCGGAGCTATTCTTAAGCTCTAGAGTTAATACATCGGTTACGTCGATGTCAAAAGCCGTGTTATTGACGTTTACGATTTCCATACGAGCGTAGCCGGCGTTGCATTGTAAATCGATATCATCGCGGCCCGTTGCCATTGTTACGCTTAGTACGTTTGTATAGACGGTTGTGCCGACGGTTATACGCCACTCGGGGAGCCATGTACTCATACCGCGTAAAGCCCTGTACCGCGATCTACTGAGGTACCTCGGTAGGTAGATTGATTAAGTACATCCTCGACGGCGCGAGCGATAGCCTCGGGGTCTCCGATACCTGCCTCAATTTTAATATTATAAGTAGCTGGGTATCCGCCGCCGTAATTCATCGTAGGGCTATATCCGCCAAGGTCGCTCTTTTGTGTGTCTGTAAGAGTAGGGAAAAGATCAAAGATATTTACGTCTTTCTTAAGTCCCTTAGTAGCTTCGGCCATTTTGCCCACGGTATCCACGACGGTAGTAGCCGGGATAAGTGAGCCCACGCCGCTAGAGGTAAGCCCTCCGGTGTTACCGCCTGTACCGACTTTACCTAGTAGCGCGATGTAATCCTGTAATGCCTTGAGACGAGCCTCGTCGGCTTTCTTTTGTGCCGCAGCTACGCGGTCGATCATGCTTAACTCCTCAGACTCCCGGAGTTTAGTAAGGGTTAAACCTGCATTTGTAGTTTTGCTAAGAGATGCGAGTTTAGCGATCTCGGTTAGTTGGATCTGTACGCGCTCGCTATAACTCTCTTTAGCCGCTAACTCACCGGCTGCGGTAATAGCTGCATTATATTTACCAAACGCAATATCCCGAGCGGCTTCTTTGTCTTTTTCGGCCATCTTAGATTTATCAATAGCTGATAACTCTGTCAGTAACTGAGTATTAAGAGCTGAGAGAGTGGCCTCGCTAACCTTAGTAATACCAGCTAGTTTGGCCATGTCTGCATTTTTTTGCAGGGCTGCAAGCTCGTTAATCTTCTTAAGTGCAAGCTCGCCATTATCCTCCTCAATAGCCTGTAGGGCTTCGAGGCGCAGGATCGTTTCTTTATCGTAGGTAGCGCGTAAAGCCGCAGCGATAGAGATGCGGTTAGTGTCAAAGACGGCCGCAGCCTTTGATAACGAAAGTTTATTTTTCTCTAATAGTGCTTGCTTTTTTAGTAGGGCTAGGCGCTCTTTCTCACGTTTAGCCGCTTCAGCCGTGGCCTTAGCCGCTGCCGCTGCATCTGCTCTTTGTGTATCTTGGTTACTAGCTGATAAAGAGCGATTACCAAAACCTTTTACGCCGCCGCTAAATACAATATCGATAGCATCTTTGAGACTATAACCATCTTTAGTTTTACCGCCAAAAAGTACGGAGATAAAATCGCCCGTAGCTACGCTGAGTTTATTCATCTTGTCGATGAGAGGGTCTAAATTACCCTCGGACCCGGCTAAGCCCTCGAGGGCTCCAATCAAACCTCGACCGATCTCCTCGCTAGCATTTTCAGCGGCGATAGTTAATTTATTTAATTTACCTGTATAGGTATCGGCCGCTACTGCTGCCTGTCCACCAAAAATCTTTATTAACTTTTCTTGTATGTCTGCAAAATTAGCGGTTTTAATCTCGGCCTGAGTAAGACCGATATTAAGAGTACGTAACCCTCGGTTATTACCTACATATGCCTGCGCTAATACTTGGCTAACACTAGCTAAATCCTGACCGCTGCCGGCTGAGGTATCTAGAGATAGAGCTAAAATCTCTTGAGACTTGGCAATATCGCCGGTAGTCTGCAAAATCTTTTGTAGCGCAGGTTGGAGTTGATCTTTATTTACCCCTGTCGCCTGCTCGAGCACGTCGAGGTATTGCTTTACGTCTTGTGTAGCAAAACTCAAACCTAGATTTTTTAGGCTTTGCGTTAATTGCTTAACCTGAGCGTCCTCGGCGGCAAAAGCCTTAACCGCATTTTTACCGTATTGTGCTAAAGCCGCAGCACTAAAAGTAAGACCAAAAGCCTTAGCTAGATTTTTTACATTTTTCTCAAAGCCTGCGATCTGTTTTTGCCCTTTAGTAAGGGCTTTACCGTCAAAAGTAGTAACGGCGTTTACGTATAAATCAGGTAACTTTGCCATTATGCGGCCTTGTCGTAACGGCCTTGATTAAAGGACGCGATCGTATTTTGTATAGCTCTCACTACGGCGGCTTGAGCTTTACCTTGATCCTCTGCCCATGCTCTAAAAATCATACGGCCGCGACTTTTACCATCGCCATAAAGAGGGCCCATCCGGTTAATAAAGTTTGCACCGGCTCCCGGGTTATTAGAGCGGCTTTTAGGATCTCCACCCGGGTTTTTACGTCCGGCGGTTTCGTAGATAGCTCCACTAGCTGAGGCGTTAGCTACGATGTATTGAGAGCTCCATCCATTACGGTTACGCTTACTTGGTGAGGCTGAGTAATAGATGCCTTTACGAGCTACCTCGGCTTGGTAAAGTGGAAAACGCCGTAAACGTCCCTCACTATTAAAAGTACGAAAGGCAGAATTACGGGCCGTAATCTTTTTAGTATATGCACCCTCATCCCAGTTATAAAGGCCACCCGGCGCAGCGGTAGGCGCATAACCTCGAGCCTTATCACGTATCGGGATCATGATGCCTTTGATCTCTTTATTCATCTCTTTAAGTAGTTCGGGATCTATTTTACGGATTGCGCGTAGAGTCTCTTTAACGCCGTCTAGTTTTACTGACATTTTTAGACTCCTCCGCTTGCTCGTTTAATACCTTTACTAACATCTTAAACATCTCGGCATCTAAGTCGAGTATCGCTTGAGGCGCGACCCCTAACCGTATCGATAATTGCGCTACCAAATAGGTTAGAGTGCCGCGCCCTAGCTTAAAGGCTCGTCGTCTAGTACCTCGACCTTTTTAAGAGTATCTAAAAACTCGGCTCCAAACATTGGTACGGTTTCGCCGGATGTACGTAAGCACTCCCACGCTAACCAATATACGTCGCTCTGTTTCTCGTCATCTCTAAAAGCTTTGTGAAAGCCTTTTTTTGCGTATAACTCAAAGGCGTACTCAATACGCGGAGAGATTTGATGCTCGCTTACCTCGCCGGTAGCCCTTGTTATTTTGAGTCGTGCCATTTTTTGCCCCTTTGTTAGTTTGTTATGGTGCGGTAGTAATTACGATTGGTGAGTTACACGTAAACGTGATGCTCTGAGTACCGATATCTCCGACCGCGCCGTTAATATCTGTAGTGTTATTTACTAGGATAGTCGTAGCGTACTGAGGGTTAGTAGCTGAGGTAGTCGCGCTAGTTTGCTTTAGCGTGATTGGTACGGTCGTACCCCAGGCTGCCTGCAACGTAGCGTTTACGTTAGCCGCTGCGGTATCGCTCAAAAAGTCTAGAGAGATCGTGCTTGTCTCTAGGCCTTTAGTAAACTTTCGAGATGAGTCGCCCATAGCTGTAACTTCGAGCTCCTCAAATACGCGGTTGATTGTCGCAGACGTAACGTGGTCGCTTAAGACCACCGAGTTTAGAGTTACGACCACGCCATTAGATAGAAATACGGCCATGGCCTATTCCTCGCTTTCAGTTGTAGTAGGTGTCTGTGTTTTTGTTTGTTTTTTTGGTGCTTCGGTAATCTGCCCTATCTTAATAAGAAAGGCGATATCTTCATCGGTTAGACTCATGCTTAACTCCACTCGGTTAGTATTGAGATAGTGATGTCTGTCGTTAGTAGGTCGCCGCTTTGTACCGTTAAAACGCTCGGAGCACTTACCGCGCCGATATTCATAACGATTGGCGATGCAGCTAACTTTTGGAAAACGGCGCAAACCATCGACTCGATGCCTTGTAGGTTGCCTTGATTGTCGTACATAGGCACATTACAAATAATACGAAAAGATGCCATCGGCGAGATATTGGCGTAATCGTTATTAGTCGGTGTTATGTATGGATCTGCCGGGGACACGATTACGCTATTAGCCGTGATAGTTGCAGGCGGATACGCGTAGGTATTCCATACGTTAGCGTTAGCAAGAGCCGCAGCTAGTGAGGCTCGTAAAGTAGTAATAGGTGCCGGCATTATCCGACCATCGCATTAGGGCTCATATATCCGGCAATAAGTCCGCGGATCTTACCGATCATGGAATTTCCCATACGGTAAGGGCTAGGGCTAAACCCGTCGATCGATACGCCGCCCGTTTGGCTAACCTGTCGGGCCTGCCAAATATCGACGGCCAAAATCATGGAGGCCTCTCTTACGGCCGGAGTAGTCGCGTAGCTATTTGTCTTTGTATCTGCCCCTATTGCTTGGCCATAAGGGAGTACGCGAGTAAAATTAGCGTCAGCGGCGGTTTTAGCAAACTGTATAAAGCTATATCCATTAGGCCAATTAAACGCATAATTATTAAATGCTATTGATGGTAATTGAGTAGTCGTACCGGCGGTCCACGGAATAGTCCCGGTAATCGTGTAGGTGCCGTTAAAAGTTGAGCCGCATCCACTCAAGGTTACGGAGTCGCCTGTAGTAAATATTCCGGGGTTAGCGATCATTACGGTAGCTACGTTATTTTGTAAAGCCGTGCCGACGACGGGTGCAGAGTCAAACCATAAAAATTGATTGATGAGATCCTGCGCGGTTTGGCAAACCTCCTCAACGGTATTAGATGAGTATAAATTTTCGATACCGAGATTAGCGCGTAACTCGGCCTCGGTTACGTATGTAGCCGGCATCTTTTACTCCTCACTTAAAAAGGGCCGGTAGGGCTCAAAGGGCTAAGAGCCCTACCGACTATTAGTTTTTTTGCTTAGTTAAGATTAAACTTAACGATACCCTTAGGCATTTTCGCAATAGTGGCCATGTAACCATAGATGGCTACCTGTACCTGTAGGTTTGATACTACGTTTACTGACATATACGCCGTAGGTGATTGGTAAACCGTAAATGCTTCCGGTGCCAAAATAACCGCAGAGTCATCGATAGTAGTAGTAGCGGTAAAGTTTTTATCTACATAAAGATCTAGCCCGAGTACGTTACCTCGAATTGATCCCGGTTGCACTAAACCGCCTGCGTTCATTGGCTGAGATGCTGAGTAGATTGGTCGCCCGGTAGTATCTGTAGCGCCCATAAGTAGTTGCCATTGTGATCCGTTGGCGATGTAGTTATTAGCAAAGTAACCCGTAGCTTCGTAAACCTTACGAGCTGAGTCTGAGGCAAACTCAATAATACCGGCTGAGTCTGCATCGCATCCGGAGCTATATTGACCTGCCGCGATTAGTGCGTTTAGTACTGTCGTATCAAGAGTCTTTAGATACGCGTTTTGTAGCTGATTTGTTAGCTCTGCATAGAAATTAGGATCTGAGCGCTCTAACAATTCTACGCTGATCGTATTCATGCCGGCGTACTTAGATACGGTACCGGTTAGGTAAGCCGTCTCCATCCCGGTATTTTGTACCGCTCCGGCTTCTGCCTCAACGGTTACGACAGGTGCTACGCCTGTACCGCCGCCGGCTGAGGTAACGAGTGATGGGACGTTAATAGTCATACCGTTAGTTGGCAAAACTCCACGGCTGCAAGCATCGATAGCCGGTGTACCAAAACGAGTATTCGTTGGGAATTCCGCTAGGTATTGAGTAGGTGAAAATGCAGGGTTAGTAGCAAAGCTATCATCGGCTGCGGTTACGTAAAGCTTTGAGTCGTCATTACCTAGAGCTGCCTTAATCTTGTGCTCTGTATAAGCGCCCATAGATGTAATAGGTGTACGTACTCGCTGAGAGTCTAGTACTGACGGACGGATGATCTTACGAGCGGCCTCGACCTTTTCAGCCTCGACCGGTGCATCTACCTGAGTTTCCTCCGGTGTATTTTCAGGGGCAGTAGTCACGGCCTCCTCGCTTTCTGTTTCTGTTTCGGTTTCGACCTCTACGATCGTCGTAGAGATAGTTGTAGTTTTTTCTTTTGTACTTGTAGCTGCCTCAAGCGCTGCTCGAGCGGCTGCAATATCAGTTACGGAGGCGCTAGAAAAGGCCGCACTCTCGACGAGGCTAACCTCTTTGAGGACCGCCGCCGTCACTAACAGGTAATCCCCCATAGGCTTAGAGGCCGTTACATCGACCCCTACGGATAAGCCGGATACTAGGTTTTCCTGAGCTAGTACTAGAGCATCTTGTCCTCGAGTGCTACTAGATAACTTAAAGGATCCATATACGCCCTCGGTTGAGTCGCTAAAACT